CATTACGATCACCAAATGCTACTCCTGAAGTAGTAGAACCACCAGACATATAAGCACCTTTTTCTACACCAATTGAAAAGTATTTACCATTGTTATCTTTAGCTACAACAATCATTGAAGTTGCTTGAGCCATTAATAATAGTTGGTTTCTTTTCGCAGCTTCCATTTTATTTAAATAAAAAGTAACCGCTTGGTCGAAAAATAGAGTTCCATTCTCTTGTGAAGGAGTTGGAGTTTCTGTAATACTTGAAGTCTGTCTTGGTACTTCGAATTCGAAGAAATCAGCAGGTGCTAATGCAGAACCACCTACAGTTATTGCTGTAATCAGACCGTCAGTTTCTGCAATTGATTCAGCAGGTCCATTAGCGATAAAGATTTTATCAATACCACCTGAAGAATCATTACAATCTAACGTAAAACCTGATGTTAAATTTGAACAAGACATATATTATATTGTTTTTTTTGAGTTAGTTAATCTGGGGTCACTTAAGCAACCCCAGAATATGAATGATTATGCTAAATCGTTAGTAGCAAATAAGTTCACTTGGTGAACTGCAACCCCTAATCTCCATTTAGCGATGAATTTTACAACATCTTCTCCTTTGTCATAAAAGAATTGGATAGTTGATTGGTCATCTTCTAAACCAGTACCAGCAACGATAAATGCAGCAGGTCCAGCAGCAACGTAATCAGATCCAACTAATCCAGAAGTCTTAACAACTTTAATGTTAGTTCCTGGTAATTCGATTGATTTACCATCTCCTTGGTCATAGTGGAAGTAGTTTTGAGCAACTAAAGCTCTACGTAACGTGTTAAAGTTAGCTGGAGAAACTAGCATTACTAAATCTTCTCTATCTTTTACTTCTTCACCGATTGCATCAAAGATGTTTAATGCTTGTTCAACTGCGTTTTGAACAGTCCATGCAGCAGGTGCAGCAGATACTTGAGCCCCGTTACCACCAGTAACTTGTCCTTTGATACCGTTAGCAGTTCCGTCTCCGTTGATTAAGAAACCTTCGTTGTGTTTTTTAATTCTTTCTACATAGTATGCAGCGATTACTTCTTCAAAAGGTACTTCTTCTTGGTTAGCAGAAGCTCCCATTTTTTGAGATAAGTAATATTGTCTTAAGTCCTGAGGACATAATTCTTGTTTTACTTGCTTGTCTCTGATTGTAATATCAACTTGTGTGAAGTTTACATCTCCTGAAGGATTCCATCCACAGTTTAAGTCAGAAACGTTTAAGTCTCCATCCATTAAGTTAATAGCTACAGTTCCAGCAGCAAGTCCTGAACGAACATCAATTTCGTTCATTAAGTCAGTTGTTAATACCGCTTTAGCGATCAAGTCTAATGATAGCTCGTCAGTATAAGTGTTTAATCCAGTTAAATCAAATGCCATGATAATTAATTTGTTTTTTGTTTGTTTGTTTAATTTATTTACCTTTTCTGATTTGTATTAATCTTTCTAGGCGAGCTTCAGCTACAGACTTTGCATCAGCAGCTTGTTGTGAAAAAGTATTTTTTACTTTCTCTGCAGCTGGTTGATCAGCTACGACGTTAAATCTTTCTTTTAAATTAGAAAGTTCTTCTTTTAAGTTTTTTAATTCTTCAGCTTGTGGTTGAATCATTGCAGCGATAGCTTCAACAAGTTCTTCGGCTGACATTTCAGCTTCTTTCTTGTCTCCTTCTTCTGCTAATTCTTCTTCAACTACTTCTTCAGTTACTTCAGCTTCTGCTTCAGCTTCTTCGATTGAAGTAATTTCACCAGCTTCACCTACTTGAATTAATAAACCTTCAGTTGTTTCGTGTAATCCTGCAGGCGCAGCTACTGGCTCTTCACCTTCAGCTGGTACAACTAATAATGTTTTACCAACTTCTAGTTCACCATCCACTATTACTTTAGTACCATCAACTAATTCTGCTTCAGCCATCTTAGCTTCAACTGTTTCCTCAACAGTTTCTTCTAATTGTACTTCTTCAGTTTTTTCTAATTGTACTTCTTCAACAGTTTCAGTCTCAGCACCTAGCATAACCTTTAGTTTAGTTATAACAGTTTGTACATCCATATGAATAAAGTTTTTTTGTTTCGACAGTATTGTCGTTATTATTATATATAAAAGTTTTAAAAAGGGACAAAAATGAAACTTATGAAAACATTTAATCTTGCTGGTCCTTTTTCTTTTTAAAATTAGCTATTATTCTTTGTACATTAAGTACTAGTGCAGTAATTAGTATGAGTATAGTTAGGCTTGTTTGTATTTGCGCCATTGAAAACGTTAATCCACCTAAGGTGAATATGTTAGCGACCATATCTTTATCCATTGAGTTCATTATTTTATTTAATTAGTTTCTGAACAAACTCACCGGTTACACTAAACCCGTTTAATTCTCCAGCTTTTATTTTGTTCCAAGTATCTTCGTCATTAATTCTATAACTAGTCATCCAAGTACCTACTGGCAATTCAAAGCCATACATAGCACTTTTATCTTTTTTAGTATCTTCTACTATCCAGCTTTCTAATATTGTGTTATTCTTAGTTATATTGTCATCGTGGTTAATATCAGTATTGTTATGCTTCATTTCTTTAAAGAACTTTTCAGCAATCTTCTTTACTGTATCTTTACTAAAGAATACATGAAACGGTATACCATCAGCATCTTTACGTAATATTAATTGGTCTGGTATCATGGCAGGTCCTACAACAATCATTTCATCATCATCAGAAAATGCAAATTGTGATGAACCTTCGTATCTCCAGTAATCATTAGCCGCACTTGCAACTTGACCAGCATTTCCACTAGCTCTACCTTTTTGTATTACTACAGTTTCTCTACCTTCTTTATATAATTCTACTTCTTCCCAGTAATGTTTGCAGTTAACTCCGCCTTTATAGTCAAAGAGTGAATAAGATTGGTTATTATGTCTAAATCCAGTATCAATACGTCTACTCATTTGTTCAATCTCTTCGATAGTATAAAACTTATTTAAACGTAACATTGATTTACAAAAGTTTCTTTCAGCCGGTGGACCTGCAAATCTGTATTTAGTTTCAGCTTCACCTTGCTCTAATCCTCTTCTACCTAAAATATCTAAACCAACTACGCCTTTTAAGTAATCACCAATAGTTGAAAACTTATCTTTAGACATATCGATAAAAACAGTATTCTCAGCATCTAATGTTTCACCAAGCTCTGCGGCTAGTTTTAAGACTTCTGATTCAACATCTTCAGTTATAACCTCTTCAGTTTCTTCAGCAAAAGCCATCCAATCTACACCTATTGCAGGTCGATCTACCAAAGACATAATATCAACACCTAATTCATCGAATTCAGTATTGTTAAAGTCTATTAAAAGTTCTATTATTTTGTTCATATGTCTTAATTTATTTACAGGCGAGCCAGTTCGTTTATTTTCTTGTCTTTATCTTGTTGCTCAGTCATATCACTTGATACTACATAAGCTTTAACAACATTAGATTGAGTACCAGTTTGTTCTGTCGTTACTTCATTATCTAATTGTTGACCTTCGTTAGCGGCACTTAAAGCAGCTTGAGGGTTGAATTGAGGTCCAGTTGGTATACTTGGTGCTGATGGCATTGCTCCACCACCTCTCATACTACCACCTTTTGCACCTGGTGTTTTAGTACTTAATATCTTTTTAACATTTAGTAAACCACCTGTTACTGCAATACCAGCAGCGATAGATTTAATAATGATTCCACCTGGTGTATCAGCAAAAGCAGATTGAGCTCCTTTATATGTATTTATAATAGTTGCGGACACTGCGGCAGCTTTACCAATTGCACTAGATTCACCTGCAAGTTGAGCTATAGCACCAAAACCAGCGGCTGCAATATCTACTACTGCATCATTCTCTGCTTTAGTGACAGCTTGTTTATGTTTAGCAACCTCATCATCTAACTTTTGTTTCTTTAACGCATATAACTTAGTTATCTTAGCTTTATCTTCTTCAGAAGCTTTAAGTTGTGTTAATTCTGCTAGTTTAGCTGCTTGGTCTAATTCTAATTGTTTGTATAATCGCTCTTGGTCAGTTTCTAATTGTAATAATATAGCTTCGGTATCAGCTTCATTAAGAGCTTGTGTTAAGGTCTTTTTACGTTCTACTTCTTCAGCGGCTGCTTTATCTGCGGCTGCTTTCTTTTCAGCGGCTTCTTTTTCTTCTAAAGCTTTCTTTTCTGCCGCTTCTTTTTCTCTAATTTGTTTACGCTTTTCAGCGGCTGCTTCTTCTTGGTCTAATCTCTGTTGTACAATCTCTCTACCAACTTTAGCTGCATCAAATTCTATATTGTTTAATTCTGTTTGTTGGTCTATTCTATCAGCTCTAAGTTGTGCCAGTTCTAATTGTAAGTCTCTTCTAGCAACTTCATTATTCTCTAATTTAATTTGTGCTTCTAAACCATCAATAGCCGCTTGGTTCTCTTCTAATTGAGCCTCAGCTAATAACTTAGTTCTTTTAGTTACTTCATCTAAAGCAGCTAATCTGTCTTTTTCACTGGCTGTAGTATCTTCTAAGATCTTTTTATAACCTTCCATCTCTTGACGTAACTTAGCATTCTGAGTTGCATTACGTATTTGGATTTCGTTTAATTTTTTAGCACTATCAAATAAATCATCAGTAGCTTCAACTGCTTCAACTACTGCATTTTTCATAGTTCTGAATGCTTCACCAAATTTACCTCGTGCTATTAATGATAAGGCTTTACCAACATTAGATACAATAGCACCTAACGCGTTCATAGCCTTTTGAATGGTCTTTGTGACAACTTCGAAGTTTTTGAAGTAGTTTATAAGACTTACGACCGCTGCAATCAATAGAGGTATACCTAATGAGGCCAAACCAATCTTAAGAGCCTTAGCACCAGTAGTTCCACTTTTAAAGAATGCAGAGATACCAGCTTTAGCATTTTTGAAATCACCTTTTAATCCACGGAAGGTTTTCTTTAATCCATCTACCTTTTCTGCAATAAAACCTTGCTCACTTGCAAGTTGTTTAGTTTCTTTTGCAGTTTTCTTTGACTCTACACCTAATTTTTCAATTTCAGATGTTAATTCTTCTACCGAACTTACTTCTTTTTGTATACCGTCAATTTCAAATGATATTTTAACTTTATTATCTGCCATCTTTTATGGTTTGTTTATATTTTAAAATATAAGAAGTGCTGACCTTGAATCAGCACTCTCTATATTAACAATCTACGAATTGTATTATTGTTCCTCCTGATACTTCGAAACTAACATACCCAAGTTCGCTATTAGTATCGTAGTTATACCATCCATCTGGTATCATATCTTCAAAGTCATTTGTTGCTGCTCCGTTTTCACTATAGAATAAAGTACAATATAATTCTAAAGTTTCACATGCACTCCATGGATAGAATGAGAATGTACCGTCATTACAAGCATCTGACTGATTAAAGTAACGTGAAGTTGTTTGATGTTGATATACTTGACTTGCTTGACCACAAGTTTCAACAGATATTATAGTACCGTTAACGACTTCATATACGTTTGTACCATCAGAATAGAAATCATCAAATACCCATGCGTTAGGGTCACTAGCTTGAGCACCTGATTGTGATGCATATAGAACTACACCAACTGAAAGTATGTCATTATCTGCCCATAATTCACTGAAATATCCTAAATCGTAATTTAAACAAGCATCAATAGCATTATTATAACCTTCTGCTAAATTAATTGGCCATGCTGGGTCAAAACATTCTAAAACTACAGTGGTTGGTCCAATTACAGTTCCATTACTATCTTCGGCTGTAAATTGGTATGAACCTTGCTCTATATCTTGTAATTCAGCTGAAATTAAATCAGTACCTGAATAATTGTATTGTATGTTAGCATCTGTAGGTGGATTAATAAATGTAATATCTACATAAGGTTGAATTCCACCAAATGGTGTTACTAAGAAAGAACCATCTCGCTCATTACAGTTACTATTATTTTGAATACTAACATTAGCATCAAAGTTTTGTATACCATCTAAAACTTCAGCACTTCCATTGTACGTACAACCATTAGCATCTGTTATAACATAAGTATAAACTCCACCAGATAAATTAACACGTGTAAAGCTAGTGTCACTATCATTCCATAATATACTATAAGGGCTCACACCACCTGATGGTATAACAGAGATTCCACCGTTATTAGCACCGTCTGGATATTCATTATTAATTACTTGTTCTACTGTAATTTCAGTAGCTTCATTTATTATAAAAGCACTGGTAGCTTCTGAACCTCCACCATCACTAATCATAATACTATAAGTGTTTGGTTCTAAGTTTGCAATTGTAAATTCGGTAGAAGCAAATTGACCAGTCTCACCATTAGATAACTGATATGCAAATGGAGGTATACCGTTTTCTATTATTATATCTAAAGAACCTGTTGGGTCACCGAAACATGGTGGTGCCATAGCTTGTAATGCATATACTAATCTACCTTCAAAATCATCTGGTCTAAAGTCTAAGGCTTTTATTAATTCTACTTTAACTTGAGACTTTTCACCAATCGGTGCATCAACTATCCTTTCTGGTTTATAGTAAACACCATCTAAGAATATTACATCGTTAAATGCAAATCCTTGTAAGTCTACATTGTTTAGTGTAAAGTAGGCTGTAACTCGTCTGGCCGCAGTATTATATAAATCTGTAATATAACTACTCCAGTATCTTTGAAATAGTGTGATACCATCTGTTTGATAACCAGCTACGTTCGAACCCCAATACTTAACATCATTAAACCAATTTAAGTTTAAACCGGTTTCAGTTTGTGGAAAGTTTTCATACGGTGTAACCGCTGGATATTCATCAAAATGTGTTGCAGAACCTGTTAAATACCAAGATACATCTGTGGCCTTTAAACCATTATAAAATAACAAACGAGTCTTACATTTAATTGGTAAGTGTTCTGTTCCGTTATCTCCAGCTTCATGTGTATGTGTGTGTGGTATAATCCAACTACTAGTGTTCGGTGCACCTTCAATTCTGGTAACTGGTGTTGGTGCAAACTGTACATCAATCTTTCTAGTTCCTTTTAATAAATCATTACCACTATCAAAAGCTAAATAACCATATGGGTTTTGGTATGCATCTTTATGATACTTATTAACATAATCACCATCATCAGTAAAACGGAATTCTATTCTATCTGTTTGTGTATCAAATAGGGGTTGTATTTGTCGGTCTTTGTTTCTGATTAGTTTATCACTCCAGTCTCTTATAGTTCCGGTATTAACATAATCTATGTAAGGTTCAATATTAAATCTATTTGGAATATAAGGATCTGGTGACATTACTAATCTAAATAGTGTTAGGATGTCTTTAATGAAGTCAATTTGTTTATATTCTTTATCTAATGCACTAGTAGGATTGAATACACCAGGTGAGGCCGTAACCTTCCAGATTCTATTGTTTGTTTCAATCTCAGATGCTGGCACGGTGGTATTTAACCATAATTGAACTACATCACCAGCATTTAATTGAATATCACCGTTAAAGGTTAAAGTAGTGGGTGTTAATTGAGAACCTCCACTAGCTGCAACAGTAGTTCCGTTAACTCTAACTTCTATATTAGCATTTACATATTCACGTCTTACTCTACCACCACCTAATTGTACCAGATTGTAAGCATATGCAAACAAACTAGCTTCCATGGTATAAGTTCCTGTAATTGGTACTATATAAGCACTGTTAAGTAAGTCTAAGTTATCACCTGGATCTGATATTGGTAATTTAAAGTTTAATGGTTCATATCTACCATCAGGTAAGATGTCAGTATATTCCATGTTATTAATACTATTATCAAAAACATTTAAAGTAATATTAGCATCATTACCAAATGCACTAACATAAAGTCTACGAAACGCATTACCATTTAAAAAGCTTGATTGGTATGTGTAACCAGCATCTTCAAAGATTTGGTCCCATAACCTTTTAGCACGAATCATTGGCTTAAATCTCTCTGGTGTAATTGGATGACCTTGTTGTGTAAACCTAAAGTTACCTTCCATTGAAATTCTATTTTCTTGTGGTGTTCCATCTTCATAAGTATTACCATGGTCAATTAGTGGATATAAAACATCACCGTCAAATAAACCACCATTATCTGGACCTTCTGGAAATGCTTGCCAACTAGCAACTACATTAGTAGTTTCTAAAGCATGTTGTAAACTTGGTATATTTAAGTTATTCATACTTAAGTCACCAATCTTAGTACTAAAGTCTCGCGTCTCTCCTAAGAATAATATCTCATAGTCTATTCCATCTCTTTCTTCGTTAATGTAAATCTTTTGTAAACGTATGTGACCGGTTCTGAATTCTGCACCATCAACTAAGATATCTGCACTCTTCTTAACTGTAACGTCGTAGTCAATACCGTCAATCAAGAAGGCATGTTTAAAGAACTGGTTATTGTTACTATTCGCTGGCACTCTAAATGTCTTAGAGAACGCTGAAGTGGCATTGGCGTTAGTAATATCTTCTACACTTAAGGTTAATTTAATTGGATCATCCTTATATAAATCTATTAAGTATGCTTCCTCTTTAATTCTTAAGTCATTTGGGTATACTCTTAATTGTTGCATATTATCCTCTTTGTGATTTTAAACCGTTTGCCATTTTGAATCTTACTTCGTATTGGAATAGTTTGTCTTTTTTGAATGATTTCTGGGTATAGCTAGTACTTGTTAATACCACTGGTTCAAATTGATTTTGATTTGGTAGTCGCACTCTAACATCTGCCGAAACAAATAAGCTTTCTAACCATTCAGCATCTAAATCTGAAATATAATCTGTATTGGCTATATATTCCTGTGATAAAGTCTGAGAATACACTGTGGCACCTCGGTCTTGTCTACCTACACGATAGTCTATCCCATTCCAATCTACTGGACTACTTAAGTATTCATTACGTCTAATCTTAACTTTACGTTCATTCTTTTTACTAAAGGTATAATAGTCTCTAACACCCTCTGAATTCATCCAGCTAAATTGCATAGTATCATAATCTAAACAGTTACCCATATCAATTGTAAACTTGTGTGCATAAAATGCTGGTGGATTAATTAAACCATTTTCATAAGTATTTGGCATTACATAATAATAAGCTACGTTAGTAAAGTCTAATTCTTGTAAGTTTTGAGGTCCAGCACCAAATGTTATAACTTTATAAGGATAAGCAGGTTCTACAGCCTCACCAGGAACCACGTATGGACCTCCACCCGCACTGATAGTGTTATTGTATATCTTACTAAACAATAAGTTATTAGATGCGTCATATGCCTCTATTCTCATCGCACTAATACCGGTTGCAGTTGTAGAAGTAGTATCTGTATTCTGTAAATATGAAACTGTATTGTAATCATCTAAACGAATTGTTTGCTCGTAGGTATTATTTACAATTGTCACATTATCAGTTAATCCCAATCCGGATTTAGTTACAGCTCCACCTTCAATAACTGCAGTGTAATCTTCAATATTCCAATCTACTTCGTAATATTCTTTACGACCTGGATAAACTTCTAAATCTAATAATGAACCAGCACTTGTGAATACACCGCCAGTTTCAGTTCCCCATTCTAAATCGTATTTGTAACCTAAGTTAAATGAGTTGTTATATTTCGGTGTTCCACCTTGAGGTCCTCTAGATATAAATTTAAATTGAAAGTCAGCACCTGTAGTATTACCACCTTTGGCTTTAAATTGACCATCAGTATCTAAATAAATGTATTGACTAGAATTTGATACTCTAATCTTATAAGTATCGTTAGATGCATTGTATTCAAATTGAAATTCTTTATCATTATCAAATACTGGCGGTACAAAGTTAGTAGTAACTATGGCATAAGGAATTGTAAATCCACCACCAGTTGCTCTTAAGACACCATTCTCATTTGATACAATGTTCCAAAAACCTTGACCGTTGTTCACAAATGTAAACTGAGTATTGTCGGCAGTTCCATTTATTTCAGTACTTACTGGTGTTCCACCCGGTATGTATGTTTGTGCACCTATAAATCTGTTAGCACCTACATTATATAAATTGTATTTACTATTAGTTAAGGTTGGTATAAAGTCAATGTCATTACCTACCGTATCAATATCAGTATCTCCAATACCAACGTAAGTTTGTAATATGTTTTGTATATCAAAGACTGCATTACCATAAATATTTGGTGCTTGTCTAACATCAGCTAAGATATCACTACCTTGCTTAACTCTTAATACGTATTTGTTTTCGTTAGTTAAACCGGTTAGAGTAACTGCATTTATACCATATGCTTGGTTTATGTTACCTGGGTTTTGTGAAAGTGTTATTGCCATTTGTTATTGGTTTGTTTCTATTATTTGTTCTGCTACAAATTCTGTAATTAATTCTGATATCTGTTCAATGTTAAAGAATCTTTGTGGTTTAATACCTAATTGGTAAATCTTTTTACGTGCACCGAAAGGTAAGTCACCACCAATCATTGTATAGTCTCCGCTAAATCCAAATCTACTACCAGCAGCTGGTTGAGGGTCAATACCGAATCTTGGTACATTATCTGCCACACTTTGACTGATACCATCTACACCATAGTTCTGAAAGACACCGTAAGCTAACATCTCTATCTCTAAATCAGTTTCATTAACCTTAGCTCTGATACTGTCTCTAAGGTCACCATCATCAACCGGTGCATCAGCTTTAAGGTCATCAACTATAGTACCTGCAATCTCGGTTAAGATAGTTTGCATATTACTTAAGTTTTCACCGAAGTCTGATAACTCTGCTGCAAATTCTTCTACTGTCATTAGTCTTGTACGTATATGTTTAATTCAGTTGTATAAAGTTGAAACTGCGTATTAGTTCCGGCCGCTGCAACTATTTCTAAACCAAATGGCCAGCTTTGTGGTTGTCTTTGTATTCCTTCCCATACCATTTCAAATTCATAAATCTGAGCTACTGTTGGGTTTGTTGGCCAATTAGATGTTATAGCTGGTGTATTCTCTCCATATACTTTATCTCTAACTTCATATGCTTCACCTAAGTCTCCACCGCCATAAAATTGTACTCTACCTGTAAATACCCATTTGTATGGTTTATCAGTTTGTGGTGAATACTCATAGTCATCCCAGTTACCATCATTTAATGTTGAACCGTCTGAAACCCAAGCTAATGAACTACCAGCTGGCAAACTAGCTAAATCATTAAATGAAGAAGTTGATTGCTGCGCTGTTACTAATTTAGTATATGTTGGTTCCGGTGATTGTAAACATATTTCAATTCTAGTACCTGCATATAATGCAAACGCAGCTTGTTCTTCTGGTAAATTTTTAGCTATAGCTATTGTAAATGCACTAGTGTTAGCTGGCACTACATTTTCATAAGTAAGTTCAAAACTAAATTCAGTTCCTACTGCTGGCGTAGTTTCTGGCCAACCTATAATTTGTGTTGGTTGATATTCAATATTAGAACTTCTATCCGATAATATAAATGGTCTTAGAGTATCACCTGGATTAACTTGTTCTACTATAGCCGTAGCTGTAATAGTCCATGTATAAGGTCCTAATGTTTGTGGTATGTAGTAATTACCACCAACACCTGGTACGTCTTCTCTCCATCCACCATCTGTTAAGTGAATTATTTGACACTGAATAGGACCTTCACCTCCATCCGGATCAAATCCTTGACTTCGATCTGATTCAACATCAACTACTAATGTACAACCAGTTGGTGGCACATACGTACAATCTACATCTATAGTAGCTTCATGTATAGTATCATTAGATTCTGTTATTTGCCAAGTGTATGAACCTTCTGCTTGATTATCAATTGTAATGGTAGTACCTGTATCAGTTGTAATATTATAAGTTTGACCTCTGTATTCTAAAACTTGTGGTATGTAACCATCACTAACTGTAAATTCTACAACACCGTTATCACATGTTTCATTAGTAGCAGGATTTGTAGTAACATTAATATTAATTGGATCTGGCTCTGGTTCCGGTTCTACACTTACAAAAGGTGCAATACATTCATTCAATGGTAGAGGTACTTCAATACTAATCGTAGCGGTCATACCAGCCACTGTGTCTTGAAATCTTTCTTTAAATGGTGTTAATGTAATGTTAGTTAAAAGTAAATCAACCTGGTCAGTATAATAGAATCTTAAACGAGCTAAGACATCATCGATATACTGTTGACATTCTGATTGTATCTTTAAGAAGTTATCATCTTTGGCCATGTCCATTACAATCAAATTAAAATTGTAAGTTACACTCCTGGTCCCTCTACTATGAGAAGTTGGATTAACAAATAAGTAAGGATAGTCAGTGTTAGTAGTGGTACCACCTTCAGACCTGGTTTTAATATCAGATAGGTTTCCGTACCCGAAGTCTTGTAATTGATTGTGGTCAGTTACAATTTCTTTAAAGCGTTCTACGATTGAGTTGTAATTCATTTTGTCTGCGTTCTTGTAATTTTTTAGAATTCTCTTCTAGTTGTTTTTGTTTTTGCATGGCCATGAAGTTGAATACCTTTTTATATGGTTGCTCTACTACTTCATCTATCTTTAAGATATCATCCATGGCTAGTGTTACAATAATATTATACCAACCTCTAGCTATTGATAATTTGTCTACTGGTTCATCATCTCCTTCACTACCTTCTGGGTCATTTAAACCAAACAAGGTGGCATAACTTCTGTAGACTGAGTTTCTCCATTTAGAATAACTTTCGATGACCCAGAGAGCTTCATTTGAATATTCAATCTCTTTGGCTAATATCTCTATACAACCATCTAAGTTCTTGTCAATACCTAATGAAAAATAAACATCTAGGTCTACCCACTCACCAAACTTTAAATCTTCAAACTTATTAATCTTTGATTTGGTTTCGGTTCTCTCTTCTAAACCACTAATAATAAAAGTCATTGCTAACTCTATCGCTTCATCATCGGCTTCTATTAAATCTGAGATTGGTGCACCAGTTGCAAGATGAATAATCTTTGGATAGTTTAGAGGTTCTTCCCAGTCCCATTTAACTAATTCCATCCATTGAGCTATGGTGTACCTTTCTGGTATCTTGTATGGTTTACCGTTAATCTTTAATTTAATCATCTATTATAAAATATAAGTTGTTATCGTTATGAATTATCTATAGCTGCGTGATGATGGTGAAGTACCAATAGTGGCGTAAGTACCATATGATTTATTTTGCAGACGGTTGTAGTTTGCAATAGCTAGCGACATCGTCATATCATCATGGAATGGAGACCTTGCCGCATATTGTACTGTTCTTGTCTTAGGATTATAAGTCATCTCGAACACTTCTAATTCATGATGTAGATCTGGACTTAGTTCTATACTAGGAATTTTAATAGCTTCCTCGTTGAATGCTAGTATGAGTGATTCAATGATCTCACGCTTAGAGGAATTACTAGTATTAAAAGGATGTGTGTTTTGCCATTGTTTCTTTAAGGATTCGAATACTGGTCCACCGATTGAATTGGTTTCTACTAATAGGTTTGCATTCCATTTACGGACTCTACTTAAGACTTCATTAGTCATTTCTTCATAGCTCTTTTTATTATCTCTATAAATATCGATTACTTGTCCTTGAGAATCTATAAATGTAGCTACGGTGTAATCGCTTGCTTGACCTGTATCTAATCCTGCAAATACATTACCTACTGGTTTTGGATATTGATTAAAGTTATTTTTATCAAAGTTTTGGAATACCATTGATTCTCCTTCTAAGAAAGCACCTTCATACTCTGCTCTGAATATTGCTTCTGGTAATGCCTTTCTTGCACTCTCTATTTCTTCTAAGTTTACATATGGGTTTCCTTGATACGTCATACGACATGATGCATGTGTAGGGAACTCTGGGTCATTACCCATCTGATACATATTGTAAAACCAATCACGTCCTCTCGGTGTACTAAACAATAATACCTTCTTACCTTTGATAAAGACCGTGGGTTGGATTGCACGTTTAAATGCGTCTTCTTTAATATACGAAGCTTCATCTAGCAGTAAAAAATCGAATGTATAACCTCTGAGTCCGTCTTCTCGCTCAGCAGATTTAAATGAGATTTTACTACCAGTCTTTAGTTTTATTTCAAAGTTAGAAAAGTTTACACGTTCTATTATATCAGTATCTTTAATAGCCTCATATAGTTCTTCCATTACCTTTCTGGCTTGTGAGTAGATTGGAGAGATAAAACAAGTATGTGTTCCTTTATCATTGATTGCAAAATATAACATCATATTGATTGCAAGCATAGTCTTCCCAGCTTGTCTAGGACTTACAGTTGTAATGTACTTTGCATCACCCTCTAATACCTTTTTAATAACATTGTATTGTTGAGGTGTTGGGTTAAATCCTGTGTAAGTTTTGCTCATTTTTTAATGCGGTTTTTCTACATCTAACACTATTGTAATGCTGTTTAAATTTGGAATTTCCTTTTACTATCTTTTGACACTTTGGACATTCTATTATAGGTCGGTCATTAACAGCTTTTTTTATCGCTTGTTTAGCAGCTTCAGTGTGTTTAAATCCTAACGCATTAGTATTACCAACCCGTCCTTTACGTTTGTTTACTTCTTCTGAAAAAGATCTACCCATATTATTTTTAGCCATAAAATAAGTTATATGGAATTTAACATCATCTACTTGATATCCATATTGGCGTTGTAGTTCTTGTTCACGATCAGAGGCTTCATAGATATCTGTATGAACTTCAAGGATTTCCCATTCAGAAAACCCCTGTTCCTTTATTCTATTATTAGGTCGTGTTGTTACTCCAATCTTAATTCCTGGTATATGGTATATTGTGTATGTCATGTATATTATAGATTATCTAAATCAAAAGTTTCACCTTGGTCTCTTTTGTTACTATCTATTGGTGGTCCAAAATTAAACGAAACATTCTTAAATAAGTCTCCACCTTCTCCATCTGTTATTGCTTGTTGCGATAACTTTGGTACAAATCTTTCTGATAACTTAATCATTAGTTCCATTGCAGCTTTAGGATCGTTATCAGCTACGTTTTGAAGCCACACAGCCATCTCTTCTAAATTATTAGATAGTAACATAGCAAATGCTTCTTTTATTTCTTTAGTGGCTTTGTTTGGACCTACCCTTCCATTTCTATTTATGTTAGGATCATTTTTTTTAAATGCCATAATTATTCATCTATTTTTCTTTGTTCTCTGTTCTCTATTTGTTTTAGTGAGATTAGTGCTTCTTTAGCCCCTGCTTCTGTTGAGGCATGTATAGTAAAGATACTACCTGCTTTGTTTGGTTTTAAACTTAAGTTACCACCCCATGTTCTGTATACTTCGAATTTTTGCATAAGATTGATTTTATTTGTTTCTGTTTGTAATCGACGCTTCATTGATAATAAACATCTACCGCAACTAGTTCTACCCTTCTTTTCACCAGTGATTGCATTGTAAACTTTAAAGAATTCATTTAATTGATCGTCTTTAAACTTTATTGAGTTATTAATAAGTACTTGATTATCTAATAACCATTTGATTGCTAATTGTTGTTCCATATTAATAAAGATTTTTAAATATAAATTCTGATGTTATGGCAGAGATTGCTGCGTATAGTATACCTTCAATACCATAAATAAATATAAATGGCCCAAAACTGGTCCAGAAGGTCAAACACATATTACACTTTAATGGTTTGTTTGGTATTTTTTCAAATTGACTAAAGAAGTCTGCTAGTATATGACCTATGCATGCAGCTCCTAATATTTGTATTATTGTTTCCATGTTATTCCGCTATTTTTTAATTCTTCTTGTAAGTACTTTTTACATTCTTCTACAGCATGGCTAATTGAAGTTCTTGGTATACCAGTTTGTCTGCTTAGTTCACTGTAGTTTGATTCTTTAATATACATTTTAAATAAGGTAGAGATATACCATTTATGAATACCTTGAAAGGCCATGTTGTTTAATATCCTTTCTGTTTGGTCTATTACTAAATCTTTTTCGAAATCATAATCTTCTTGGTCTAGTTCATAATATGATTGGTCTTCTTTTGGGTGGACTCTACCTTTTTGCCGATACACAGTGTGATATGGTGAAGTAGAACTATGAAAGCTTCTCCAAATCATTCCTGACATAAAGCGGAGGGCTTCATTACGATCTACTAATGCTTGGGCATCTTCGCGTTCAA